CAGCAGCGTCAGGCGGCCGGCGTCAACGCGGGTGCCACGGCGCAGACCGATCCAGTAGGCGAGACCGTAGACGAGGGCAGGCATGAAACGACGCGGCACATCGACATTGTCGAAGGCGCGCAACGTGGACTCAGCGTTCTTCTGGATGGTAAGGACGACCGTGTAGGTCTGGTCGGGGACCGGCCACAGGTTCATCACGTTGGATGCGCGGCGGCGATCCCACCAGTAGCGGGTCGGGCGGCCAGACTGGGACTTGGTGGGGATCTCGGCCCAACGCTCGTAGCCGTCACGCTCCACGAGGATGTCGGTGGTGGAGGTACGGATGCTGGCGACGAGGACGTCGGAGATGGTCTGATCGAAAGTCAGGGTGGAGACGGACGCGGAGACCGGGATGATGGTGGTCTCGATCTTGTGCAGGAGGACGTTCTTGTTTTGAAGGTCCGTCAGCATGTAGTCGAGGCCGCGCCGCGCGCTGATCAGTTCGTCAGCAAGGACGGGCCCGCCGCCAACCATCGCGGCAGCATCCTGCAAAAGATCATCGAACGTAGGGTCGAAGTTGGATGTGCCGCTGGTTGCCACGGTCGTTACTTTCCGTTACACCACCCCGTAGATGGTGACAAGCGGGCCGCCCCCAGCATAGGAGGTACGGACGAACGGGACGTCGAGTTCAAAGGGCACGACGGCCTGCGTCACGGCAGCGGTCACCTCGGCAAAGGCGATCCACGGGCCAGCAGTGGTAGGCGCGGCTTCGAAGAAGACGGACGGGCCGGCAGCGGCGCTCTTCTGGACGAAGAAGGTACGGGTCGGCGTGCCGTCGAAACGGTAATCGAGGTCGATAGCGGGGCTCGTCGTCGTCGCCGAAGAGGAGACTTGGAAAGGGACGAGGCGAATAGACTTGACGGCGGGCATGGTGCGCTCCTATGGCAAGGAAGGCAGGACCCGCCGAAGCAGACCCTGCCGTACCTTGTTAGCCAATCACGACGTGGACGATAACGGAGCCAGCCGTGACCGCCGACGTGTCGATGGACACGATAGCCTGCACCGTAGTATCAGCCGTCAGCGCAATGGCATTGGCCGAAACTTGGGCGCCCGTACCAGCGTAGGCGCGGCGACCGGCCGTGTTAGCAGTGGTCGCAGCATACAGGATGCCCGTCGACGTCGGAATACCCACGCGGATATTCGTCGTGTCGTTATCGAAGGGCGTCGTGATGTCCAGCACGCACTCGTAGAACGTGGAGCCAGCCGGAGCAACGAACAGCGGAATGGTAGTCGCCGCCGCCGCAGTGCCGGTCTTTGCCGTGTTCACAACCACCGAGTAGCGGCCGGGCACCCGCGCTTCCACCAGATTGACGGGCTCGGCGCCCAGCGGCTCATGGTTGCGGATGTTGAGTGGATAGCTAAAGGAAGTCATCTGATTCTCCTCAAGGATGGAGGAAAGGGGGCCGAAGCCCCCAATCCATTAGGTGGAACCAGACGAACCGTACCACTGACGCCAGTCGGACCAGCCGAAGCTGTAACGCTCACGGGCCTTGTAGCGCATGTTGCCCGTCAGGAAGTCCACATCGTCCTTCGTGGCGAGCGGGGCACGCACAAACATCTTGGTGCCGTTCGGCACATCCGTGCGGATGAACCAAGCGTTCGGGTCCGTAAACCGATGGTTAACAGTGTAACCACGGGAGAACAGGCCCATGTCCTTCATGGCGTTCGTGTCGTTGTCCGCAGTGCCGACTCGGAGATCCGAGAACAGAATGCGGTGCGCAACGAACTGGTTCTGCGGCGCGATGTGGAGGCTAACGGCGCGAGCGCCGATCAGCAGGCCACGGTCGTCCTTGGTCAGGCCGATGTTAATCAGCGCAGCCTCAAGAGCCGTCTCGGACAGGTCGGTGCTGACCCGGTTGGACTGGTTGCCCGCCGCGAGCGTCGGGTGGTCAGTCGCAAACAGGGGCTTGCCGTCGCCACCAGCGTAGAGCGAGCTAGTGGAGAAGCCGTTGTTGAAGACGTTGGCGGCCTTGACCTGCTTGGCATTCGCCATCGCGCGGCCCATGGCATTCGCCTTCATCTTGCCGGTCGTACCATAGAGGTTGTCCTCGATGGCCTCTTCCGTGATGGCGAACGCCATCGCAACGGTCTCGTGGGTGTAGCGGCTCGTCCAAGCTTCCGACGCGGTGTCGAAGAACACCTGATCGCCTTCCGACTTGACCGGGGCCGTACCGAAGCCCGTCATCAGCACTTCTTCTTCGAACGAGCGATCCGACTTCTCAACGTCGAAAAGCGGGGTATGCTCGTTGTCGATGCTCTTGTAAGCAACGCCGAAGATAGCATTGAGGCCGGGGATAAGCTGCTTCGCAAATTGCGCGCGAGTCAGAATAGTCATTTCTTATATCCCCCTATTAAGCCGCAGACACAGCCTGGAGGATCGGGCCATTCAGCTTGACAACCAGCACCGGGAACGGATCGCCCCAGTTGTTGTCGGGAATGTTGGCCAGACCCACAAGCTTCACCGCCGTGTTGATGGCAGAGGTGCGGGTGGAAGCGTCCAGAGTGTACTGCGACGTGCCGTACACCGAGTTGACATCGCCGCCAGACGCCGTCACATCGAAGTTCAGGCCTAGGTCGCCCGCCGTAACGGAGGCATCAGCCTGGATCAGGAACAGCGCGAACGGGTTGTCCACGATGTAGGCCGTCGGACGGTCGGAACCGTCGTACAGGCCAGCCGAGGACGTGTCGGCCGGGATCGAGTTCTTAAGCTGGGGCTGCTTGGTCGTGGGGTCGATCCACGCGAAGCCAGCCGCCACACCGAGCAGCGGACCGCTACCCGTGCCAGCCGAAGTAATAACGCCACCCGACAGCTTGACCGGAGAGCCCTTACCGAGGTCAGGGCACGCGGAGCCGTTGGGAAGCGGATAAGCGCGGACCTCGTTGCCATGCGTGCCGAGGGCAGCAATGGCGCGGAGACCGAACGGTGCGAAAGACTGCGGCACCTTATCCTCCTATGTTTGTTATCCGAATGAGGGACGTCGCCCCCGGGAAAAGCGTTTGGTACTTTCGTTGGCAAACCGCTGCTGCCGGCCTGTACTGTCGTCGTAGCTCACCGTCTTCATATCGAAAGCCTGCTCCGCTTGGATGGACCGGTCTTCGGCCCACTTCTGGATGGCTTCCGCCTTACGTCGAGGCAGCTTCGCAAGAACAAGGTCGCCGTTGATGGCAGCGCCCGCCAGTGCGGAAATCTTACTTTCGAGCCCGGGGAAAACGTAACCGGCCGGAACTTCTTCCAGCAGGACGAATGCCCACCCTTCTCGCATGCGCTGCGAAATGTTATTGAAGTCGTCCTGATCCCCATTCCTAAACCGAACCCAGCGATAAGCGTACTGGTCGTCGTCAGGCATGGGAGGGATTTCTAGCGCATTAGGTGGATTATACTCTGATTCCAAGGAATTTTCAAGAGGCTCGTCGACAGCGTTGCTGGCGAGGTTGCGCTTGGCAGGCATTACAGAATCTCCGTATACTGGCTGGTGGTCTGGGCAGCACGCTCGGCACGGGCCTTTTCACGTGCGTAGTCTTCCACGCTGATGCCGAGGTGGTTGGCCATGTCGCGGTCGGCCTGAGTAATGGTGACCCGGATCTTGCCCGGGGTAGCGGTGGGAGCCGACCGGTTCTGGATAGTCGGGTTAGTGGCGGGTTGGCGGGCCGGCTTGCCGCCCAGCTTGGCCGGGAACTCGGTCTTGAGGCGCTTGTCCAGTTCCTCGAAGTAGTCCGGGTCGTCAGGCTGGTAGCCGTCCGCAACCATCTGCTGGTCGATGATCCGGGCGCCGGCAGTCAGGATGGGGTCCTTGTTGAACCACGTCTTATTGCGCTCGTACCACTCGACAGCCCCGGGGGAAGGCGCCTTGCGGGCCGGCTGACTAGGCTGTGTCGGCGCGGTCTGCTGCGGGGTGTCCGACCCAGATTGCTGAGTCGGCTTCGTAGGGATGGCGCGCCGGTCCCGTTCGATCTGCTGCTTCTCGGCAGCGAGGGTCGCCATCTTCTGCTGGACCTCGAAGATTTTCTCGCGGTCACCGGCATCGAAAGCTGCGTCGAAGTCGCGGCGCAGGGCTTGGATGGAAGCGTCGATGCTCTTGGCGTACAGGTCGAAGCCGATAGCGGCGCCGTCGTTGGCGTCCTGTTCGAACTTCTTGGCCCGCGTCTGGGCTTCGGCAAGTTGGGCTTGCGCGTCTGCCAATTGTCGGGCATAAGCGTCTCGTTGGGCTTTGAGCCGCTGGCTCCGGGTCAGCTTCTTAGAGCGTTCACCAGAGGGGGCTTCTGGCGTGACATCGTCGTCTTCGTCTTCTGGTTCAGGCTCGGGAGTCTTGGCCTTGACGGACGGTGCCGGCTCTTCTACGATTTCGGTCTCAGGCGTTTCGAGGCCCTCGTGAACGATCTCGATGTCAGAAGCGGTATCGGCGCCGGAAGCCTTGCCCGGGTTGTCTAGGTCAAGTTCCTTGTAACCACCTTCACTCATGGGAGTTTATTCCTTGAAATTGGCGTCGAGGTACTCGGGCTTTTCGACCACGAGTTCGATGGAGGACGCCTTGACCAGAAGGAGCTTCACGCCCTTCCACCAGATTTTCTGGCCGGCGAACTTGGCGTAGACGATGTAGTCGCCGGGCTTGACCCACGGGCCATTCCGGTAGATGTCTTCGTCGATGAATGCCAGTTCGCCAAGGGCGAGAACGCGGCCTACCGTGTTGAGGTATTCCCGGTCTTCTCGGAACGTGTCAGGAAGCAGGATTCCGCCAGCAGATTTGCGCCGAATTGGCACGGGCCGGACAAGAATCCCCACGCCGGGAATCCTGGGCAGCGGGCTCGGATCAGGAATTTCGTCCTGGGAGACCCACTGGTCGTTGGTGATCGCCCCATCCATGGGCGCGCGAGCGGTAATCATCAGTCCCTTTCTTCTATAGGAGTTTGTTCGAAGAGGTCTTTGAGGATAGTCACGGCAAGACCCAAGCCGTGTATGGTGCCGCAAGCCCTCGCATATTCGTCGTAGGACTTGGCGGCACCCCGGGCTAAGGCATCCTTCTCCCGGTCGACACGCTTCTGAACTTCTGCTACGTACTCAGAGAGTAGTCTCATACAGTACCTTGATTAGCCCTTTGAGCGAGGGTCGCAGCTTGAAGATCCGCTAGTTTGGCCGAACTATCAAGTATTTTCCCAGAAGCTGCGATCTGGTTCTTCTTGTTCTTGTCCTCCGAGTCGAGCAGCATGGAGGCTTCCTTCAGGTCCAGTTCGCGGTTCTTGAGGGCGATCTTGGCTGCCTCGCGAACATCCTGCGACTGGATACGGGCCGCCGAAAGCTGAAGCTCCTGCTGGTTGAGGGCGACCATCTGCTGTTCGACGGAGGGGCCTGCGCCGCCCATACCAGAGGCCGCCGACATCATCAGCATCTGAGTGGCAATCTGAGCCTGCACGTTCGGGTCCTCGATGGGCATGCCCATCTGCTGGGCCAGAAGCGCCGCCTGCGCCACAAAGATCAGGACCTTGTGTTCGGCGATGTTGGCGTTCAGAAGCTGGAGGCCAACGGCGACCGTCGGATCGTTGGTGCCCTGCATCTGAGGCGACTTGATGAAGGCTTCCTTCACCGCAATGTGAGCCGCGTGGTTCTGGCCCAGTTGCGCCTTGATGGGCTTGCCGCTCATGGCAGCTTGGATTTCGGTCAGCGGATCGGCACTGATGGCATTGGCAGCCGGGTCGACCAACAGCTTGTCGATGTTCTCAGTGCCCATCGCATAGTAGAAGCGGCGCAGTGCCTCGCGCATGTCGTGGAGTTGCGGGAAGCGGGCGGCCATTTCCAGTTCGACCTGTGCGCGGGCGACGCGCTGCGACTCCGTCATGGCGTTGGGGTCGGAGGCCGGCAGCACATCGACGATGGCCGGATCGAAGTCCGTGCGCCGAACGAACTGGTTTTCGGAGTTGACGACGAAGTTGACAACGTCCGGCAGGTTCTCGAAGTTCAGTTCCCCGATCAGCTTGAGGAACTCGCCCTGCGACTGGTGGAGGCGCTTGTGGATCGAGGAGTAGAAGCGCTGCGAGGTTTCGAGGAGGGCCAGCGTCGTAGCGACAGGACCGTAGTTGGAGGCGCCGGCCACCACCTCATCGGCAGCATCGGCAAACTTCTGACCGCTGTCCACCATGAACTTGAGCAGCGTGAACAGAGTCTGCGAAGGTTCCTTGGCCGGCAGCGGCACGAACGCCTTCGACAGTTCCTCGGGCGACAAGTTCACGTCGCGCCATTCGCCGAAGCCCAGCGGGGTGTCAGAGTCGGAGAACTTGGCGTCCTGCGACTTGAAGCCTGCCTGCCAGTTAGCGAACTGGCCTGCATCGACCAGCGAGCGCAGGGCCACGGTAGCGGAAGCGGCGAGGTCGCCGATCAGGTGGACGTAACCAAGGGACCAGAAGCCGAAGGCCGGGATGCAGTGGTCGACCGTGTACCAGATGCGCTTCTGAAGGGCGGCATCGCCTTCACGCCAGTTGCGCTTGATGGAGTAGACGTTGCCCGTCTTGGTGTTGAAGTGGACGATGTAGGGAGCGGAGCCGCCCCCGGGCAGGAAGGGATCAGCACCTTCAAGGTCAAGGTAGCAGTGAGCCTCGCCGACCGTGAAGCCCTTGCGCTCAAGGGACAGGTCGAAGCCTTGGGCACGGGCGATGGCCTCGGTGATCTCGTTGGGCTCAAGGGTTTCTTCGGAGTCGTTCTCGTCTGGCTTGATGAAGATCCCGCTGTCCACAAGGTTCTTCATCTTGCGGGGCGAGAGTTCCATCACCTCGATGTACTCTTCGGCATCCTTGAGGTGGGTTGCGGCCGGGTCGATATAAAAGTTTTCGGCGTAAACGACGGCCGGGTCAGGCGTGCCAGTGGTGGCGTTCCAGCCAGCCTTGCGGATGCCGACGCCCATGAAGCCGACGCGGAACAGGTTGCGCTCCAGATCGGAGTAGAAGCCGGCCACTTGATCCACGAGTTGGTGGTTCATGTAGGACTTGACGCGGGCAGCAGCCTGTTCGCGGGTCGGGTCGGTGTAACCAAGGATGCGGGTGCGGACAGGGCCGCGCGCCGGCCAGAGTTCTTGGATGGCCTTGGCTTGGAACTTGACCACGTTCTCGATCAGGAGTGGGTGGACTGCGGTGCAGGCGCCGTCGACCTCAGTGTTGCCCTCGCCCTCGGTGTTCAGACCAAGCCACTGGATACCCTTCTTGATCTTCTCTTCCCACTGTTGACGGGAGTTCTTGAAGGAAGTATGGACGTCCTGACGAGCGGAGCCGATGTCATCGACGATGGCTTGGTCCAGCATGGGGACAAGGTTGGCCCCGAAGGACATGTCGACCTCGATCACTTCCTCGTCTGGAATGACAAGCAGGGTTTCCTCCGAGAACTCGAATTCGAGTTCGGGGTTGTCGTCGGCGGGCGTCGGGTTATCGGACATTGGTCACTTGGCTCCAGTAGCTACGGAAGGGCTTGCGCCGGCTTACCCGGTCGGGCTTGCTGACGGTCTCTTGGGTCAGTTCATATCGACGACGCAAGTAGAGGAGCGCCATGACCATGGCGTCGACCGAGTCGTCATGGGCGCCCTTGGGGAATTCCAAAGCCTCTTGCAGCAGTTCGGCGGCGTACTTCTTCTTGAGAGGTATCCAAACGCGCTGCCGCTCGATAATGCCTGTAACTGCATGAGCGCGGGCTAGCTTATCACGATCAGGCTGGAAAGGCAATACCGGCAGCTTGTTAAGCTTCAAGTCCTGAATGAGGGACTGGCCGGAAGCCTTGTTCTCGATTACCATCTTGTCCGGCCTGAAGAGGTCATGTTGCTCTTTGGCAATGGTGCGGAGTTGGGGGAATGTCCACCGGCCCCGGACTTGGTTCAGGAGGATGGCGTTGGGCTCCTGATACTCGTAGCCCTGGTCGTCCGTGTAGGTGAGGTGGAAGATGCCCCAAGTCTGGATCACGGAGTAGTCGGCCGTGGCCTTAGTGGAGAAGGCCGTGTCGAGGGTCTGGATGATCTCGTCGCACTCGGGCGGGTCGTCTTCGTCCCAGTCTTGGAAGTCGTCCTTCGTGAAGACGTTGCCGTCGTCCCCGACCGGGGTCTGCATGTAGAGGGCGCCCCAGTCAGAGCGGGCAAGGCTCTCCCGGGTGGCGGTCAGGTCCTCCATGGTGATGTATTCGGGCCAGTAGGATGTGCCCTCGGGCAGCATCAGGTAGTCGGCTGCTGGCTTGTCGAGGATGGCCGGAATGGATATGACTTCCCACTGGTCGACCTTGGCGTTACGGGCAGCCTTGTCGAGCAGGAAGCCCGAAAGGTCACGGACATGCCAGCGGGTGTTCACCAAGATAATCCGGGAGTCGGGCAGCTTACGGGAGCGGAAGCCTGGACCATACCAGTTGTTGACGCGTTCGCGCTCGGTGTCGGACTTGGCGGTCTGTTCCGAGAGGGGGTCGTCGAGGATACCCAAGTTGAAGCGGTAACCGGCGATGGACTTGCCCGCACCTGCTGGGAGGAAGGAACCGCCGGAGGTCAGCTTCCAGCCAGTGACGCCGGACATGTCGTCGCGGATCTGGACGCCCGGAAAGATTTCGAGGTACTCGGGGGAGCGGACGAGGTCGCGGATGCGGCTCGAACACTCGACCGCCTTGTCGGTGGTGTGCGAAATCCACATGATGCGCCACGTCGGATTGCGGCCGAAGGACCACGCGGCGAACAACATGAGGAGGACGGACTTCATGGAGCCCGGCGGCAGGGCCAGCATTAGACGGGCGACTGAGCCCTCGTCAACGTCTTCGAGGGTGGCGGCAATGGTCTCGATGTGGCGCCCGTCGCGGTAGTCGTTACCGTCCAACATGAGCGGGGCTAGCAGTTTGACGAAGACGTAGAAACGGTCTTGCGCCTCGATGACGGCCTTCTGGTGAAGGGCCTCTGCTAGCTCCGCTTTGAGTTGGAGTAGAGCGTCCTGACTAGTTGATGCGGAGTTTGCGCTCAAGGTCCGGCTCGGCTTCACGCAGGATGGCGGTCAGTTCCCCGATCCGCGTGTCCAGTTCCTCCTTGGAGTGGACAGTGCGGTGGGTGATTTCCTTCTTGTCCACGAACATGCCCAGATATTTGGCAAGGTTTTCCATGGCGCGGTTGGCGTTGGTAAAGTCGCCAGTCTGCATGGCTGCCGTGGCAATGTCGTTGAACCACTTGACGACGTCTTCGATGTTGATCTTCATGCGGGCTTTCTCCTCGATTTCGAATGCGGTCACCAGATCGTGGAAGTGTGGAAGGGCCAAGTTCTTGTTGGCGATCCGAAGCAGGATGTTGTAGTTGTTGGTGTCGTAGCCGGCGAGCCGGGCCGCACCGCATTTGTTGGTCCGGCCGTTCAGGGCGTACTGGCGAGCGAACTCGACCTGCTTCGGGGTCAGGTTCTTGAAGCGTTCCACCTTGTCCCAATGAGCGTGCCACGTTTCGCGGAGTTGGTCCTTGATGGAGCGGATCGCCTCGACGTGCTGCTTGGTGACGGCTCGCTTGGGCTGGTGGATGTTGAGTTCCCGTAGTTCGCGACGGTACTGCCGTTGCCGCATGCCTTGCGAGAGGCGGTTGGGCTTGCGCGCACGATCCGCCTTCTCCTTTCGCACAAGGTGGTCCGGCTTGGGTTTGGTCGAGACTACGGGAACGTAGGGCTCGTCAGACTTCTTGCGGCTCATGCGGCGACTGTTTCCTCCTCGTCGACACGAACGATGGAAATGCGAGAGCGGCCCTTCTGCGCCACCCCTGAAGACCGACCCGCACTGTAGAAGCGGAGGCCATGACGTTCGAGGGCAGGGCGGATGCGCCGGAGTTCCGCAGCAAAGCTGTGCGAAGTTTGGGGCAGCTTCTCGCGGGGGCCGATGTTCATTTCCAGTTGACCAATCAGGTCCGAGTACGTGCCAGAGAACTCCTTCTGCTTCTCCATCATGCGCAACATAGCAGAGGCCATGCCATGGAATTCAAGCATGTGGCTCTCGGCAGCCGAGCGGTTCCGCTTGTAGACCTCCATGAGGCGACCCTCCGGCCACCCGAAAGCGTGTTCGGCGGCAACGGCCCAGACGGCGAAGGCAGACATGCGGGGCTTTTCGGCCAACACCACATTACCATAGTTCTGCGTAGCAATCAACGCGGCGTTCATAAGGGAGCCCAGCAGCTTAGAGTGGTTGGCGTGGAAGGCATCCCAGAACTCGCTGTCATCCCGACGGAACTTGGGGTCGATGCGGGGCAGGTGAACATGGATGGAACGGTCCACAAGGTCACCGCGTTCGACGACGTCCGGGATGCCGTTCATGGCAACGGGCCGGCAAACGCGGACTGCGGACTCCTCGGCATTGGTGTAGAGGGCACGGCCGCCTTGGGCTCCGGTGCCGGTGCTGATGACGCAAAGGGCGTCGGACATCTTGTTGGTGATGTGCGACACGTTGTCGTAGGCGAGGACGAAGGAGTTGCGAACCATGGCTTGCAGGTCGCGCTGGTCCTCGGGCGGGGTACGCATGTCGAGGGCGTGCGGGTCGATGATGCGGCGCATCAGGCGCAGGATGGTGGACTTGCCAGAGCCCTGCTCGCCCGAAATGGTGAGGACGGGGTAGGGACCCTCGGGGCGCAGGCAGCCAAGAAGCCATGCGACGAGAAGCATGAGGGTGTCGTCGTCAGCGGCCACGAACTGCTTGAGGAGGCGCGGGAACTCGGAGGCTGGGACGGAGAGGTCGGGTTCGACGAGAGGCAGCATGCCAGCGCCGCGAAGCATGCGGATGTGAGTAGGGCCACCCGGGACGCGAGTTATGCCATTGGCGCTGATGTGCCATGCGTCGTTGGCATCGTTGCCGATGTCGAGGTACAGGTCGCCCAGCTTGCCGCCGACGCGGATGTAGTCCTTGACCTTCTGGCCCTTGGAGCGTACCCAATGGGAGAAGTAGGTCTGGGCCGCAGCGAACAGGTCGCCATTGGGAAGGTGACCGGCGGTGTCCACGCAAAATGCGGAGAACCAGCCACGGAAGTCGCAGTGGCCCGCAGGTGTGACGGACAGGGTGCGCCGGATGCCTGCTTCGGTGTAGTCTAGAAACAGGCGCCCGTCTTCGGTGGTCCACGGAGTGAGGTGAAGCTTCGCGTCGTTGAGAAGCTGGACGCGGTTGATCTTGTCGCTCATGGCTGCTCCTTGGTTAGGAGCCCATCTTAGGCGAGGTGAGAAAGGAGTGCAAGTAGATTCTCACCTTCCTCACTACACGACGGTCCAAGTGGAGCCGGACGGCACCTCGACGGTCACACCGCTGGCGACAGTGATGGGGCCGAACGTACCAGCGTTCTTGCCGGACGGAATGGAATAGGATACCGAGACGACCGTATCATTCAGGTAGAAGGCTTGGTTGGTGCCGCCGCCTGTTGCACCGCCGCCACCGCCGATTGCACCCCACGTCGCCGAGGTGTAGCCTTCGAAGGTGTTGGAGCCGCTGTTGAAGCGGATGAGGCCGGGTGTTACGGAAGTGGGCCGGGTAGCAGTGGTGCCTGAGTGGAGAAGAAGGGCGCTGTCGCCTGTGAAGTTGACGACGCTGGTGACGATAAGGCCGCCGCTGACGCTCACGCCGATGGTGTTGGCCGCGACTGCAATGGCAAGCTGACCCGTCATGGTGTCGCCAGCCTTCAAAACGCGCTGGCCAATGGACACAAAGGCAGACGAGACTAGCGCGGAGACCGCCGAGACGCGGATTTCTAGGGCGCTAACGACGTTGTTGATGGAGGTGATGGCGGCTGCGTTGACGGAAGTGACGGCCGAGACGGCGGCAAGCTGGATGTTGAGGGCGGAGATGGAGGCTTGCGCAACCGTAAGAGCCGGGGAATTAATCCACGCGCTCAGAGAGGTGTTGTAGACGATGATGTCGTTGTTAGAGACGGACACAAGGTCAACGTCATGGAGTTGGCGCAGGTACTCACCCGTCTTCATGCGAACGAAGATGGAGCCTGAGCCGCCTGTCGCAGCATTGATGACAATGGCAATCGGAGTGGAGAAGCCGGGGAAGGCGGGAGCGGAGTTGGTTAGACCGCCCGTAACGGAAGCATTGGCATAAAGAATCTGGCCATCAACCCACGTTTCGCCATAAGGTGCGCCACTGGAATTGAAGCCGCGTACAAGGCCGAAGTCAGCAACATAGCCGAAGTCGTTGGGGGCAATGGTCTGGGCTGCCACGCCAAGGAAATATTCGGGCGAGATAGTACCGTCGGCAATGGCGGGCGCGCCGATAATCTTGCCGGAGGCGCCGAGAGCGCTGGTAGCCATGACAAGCTGGCCAGTGGCAATAGAGACGGCGGCGCCGTTCTTGATATAAAAGAGAGTTTCCTGCCCGACTTGCAGAGTCACGCCGTTATATAGGCCAACGTCGAGGGTACCGTCGTTCAAATTCCAAGTAAGTTCGCCGGCTGTCGTAGGTGCCGTACTGCCCGACGTATCAAAGTCGATGTACTGAACTTCCGTCAGGAAGTCGCCGACCCTATTGACTTTGGTCGAGACAACCGCGTTGACGGAGGTGATGGCGGCAGCATTGATGGAGGTGAGGACGGAGACCGCGTTGACTTGGACTTGGAGCGCCGAGACGGAAGCCGAAACGGCAGCCACGCGGATTTCGAGGGCCGAGACGCGCGGTTCAAGGGCAGCCAGAGCGGAGGCGTCAATGGCTGCGAGGGCCGAATTGATAGCGGAGATGGAGGCTTGGACTGCCAGCATCTGCACGTTGAGGACGGAGACGGAAGCCGAGACGGCAGTCAACCGCACATCAAGGACCGACACCACATTGTTGATAGAGGTGATGGCAGCCGAGTTGGCGGCACCGGTTGCAGAGGCCGCACTTACGCGGATCTCAAGCGCGGACACCACATTGTTAATGGAGGTGATTGCCGCCGCATTGGTGACACCGGTAGCCGAAACTGCGCTGACGCGGATTTCTAGAGCGGAGACAACATTGTTGATGGACGTGATAGCGGCAGCATTAGCCACGCCGGTTGCGGAGGCCGCGCTGACCCGAACTTCGAGAGCCGACACCACGTTGTTGGTGGACGTGAGGGCCGAGGAAAGGGAGACGGCCGCAGCCGAAACGGCACTGACACGAACCTCAAGCGCCGAGACAACCGCATTGACAGAGGTGATGGCGGCCGTGTTAGCGGAGACGGCAGCCGACACATTGTCGAGGCGCAGCGAAACAGCAGCCACGTCATTGGTGACGGCGCTGGTGGCGAAGATGGCGACCGTAGCTAGGTTGGTTTGCAAGGTGCCGCTGTTCTGCACAATAGGCAGAAGCTCGACGCCGGTAAGGGGGCCAGCGGTCGTAAGTTCGGAAATCTTTTTCGGATCGGCCATCTGGATTCCCTTTAGGTCGCCGGCTCGATCACCAGCTTGCCCTCATCGACAAGGCGCATAATGTTCTGGTAGTCGGTGTTCGCCGGGTCGAGCGGCACGAAGCTGGTCGCGCCGTTGATGTCGCAGCGGATGCCTGTTGAGTTACCAAATAGATCATTGTAATATTGGGCGTTGGTGTACATGGTTCAGAGTTCCGCAGATGCCGTTGCTTGAATAATATAATACCCGCCAGCAAGCACAGAGCCTGTGCCCCGTATTCCAACAGACGACTGTCCTGTGGAAGTCACTGCTGCTGTAGGTCTTGCGCCGCCCTGATCACTCCAATTTGCTGATGCTTGGTCTGGGGCAAAAGTAACAATCGTAGGAACTGCCCGCATAGGGCAAGCAAACCACCAACTTGCATTAATAGAAACATTTGTTACGGAGCCAGAGGCGGTCAAGCCTCCATTACCGCTGACATTCTGAGCGGGGGCCGTTGCTTGATCAAATGTCTTCTGAAAATACCTCTGGCACAGCGCCAGTTCCTGCCCGTACTGCCGGCGCTCAAACGGCGTGGCGACGCTGCCGACTTCAAGCTGGACGCCGGTCAGGAAGAAGGTCGCTCCGTTGGTAGCCATCGGCGACACGCTTCCGGTCGCACCAATAAAATTGGCTGCCGCCCATGTGCCAGCGGTTCCGCGAAACGTTGAACCAGACCCGAGATCAAAGTTCAGGCTCAACCCAGCCGAATTGTCCGTTGCCCATGTCCCTGTTGTGTCTCCGGGGATTGTGACAGTTCGGTAAGTCCAGGTGTCGGCTGAAGCAATGCTATAGGTAAAGGGGTACGACCTGTTGACAGAGCCGTTGCGAATAGAACCGCCGAACGTGCCGGTTACAGACGAGCGGACCCAGAAAGACACGGTGATTGTAGCGGCAGATGCGGTGCCCCAGGCCAAGTCTCCAACATTAAGTCCTTCAATCATTTGCTGAGAGACAAAGATATCGGAAGAGCCAATGGTCGCCCCCGTGAGCGCCCGGAAAATGGTCGAGTTGTTGAAACCGGCAGGGGCCACCGTCGATTGCTGTACCTGCATGTTGTTGGCAATCGTCGCCGTGTTTACCCAGCGATCAAGCCAATATGCGGCTCCGGCCCCGTAGGTGCCAGCCGAAGTCCCGTTCCGCTGGCTAATCCGCATGTCGCCATTGATGATGCGGTTCCGCAGGAAACTGCTGCTCGGCACCACCATGCCGGTCGAGGTCACGTTGCCGCTGGCCGTCACGTTGCCAGCAAAGGCTGCGTTGCCCGAAGCGTCGAGGACGATGTTGTTCGAGACAGAGGCGGCGGACTTGATGTTGCTAGCTTGGATTGTTGACATCAGCCGGGCATCCCCAGTGCGGTCTTGATCTCGTCGGGCGTCGCCGCCGCGTCGATCTCGGTTTGCATCGCAGCGTACTTGGACCGAATTACAGCGCGAGCCGCTTCGGCTTCAGCTTCGACCGTGCCAGGGATGCGCTTGGCGATGACTTCGTCGTGCGGCGCGAACTCAGCAGCACGGGCAGCCCGGCGCATGTCGTGCGCGATGGCTTTCGCCTTCTCGACGTTCACGCGGATCATTCGGCGTACTCCCAAGCAGCGCGGAAGGTGCGGTCGGTCGGGATGTCCTCGACGCTGACGATGCGCCAGGGCTTGCCCTCGGGCACGTCCTTGGCGGCAAGAGCCTCGATGCTGTTGCCCGGCTGGGCCAGCCACTCGGGCGCGGGGATGAGGACGGCAACGCCGCCTTCGTCTGTGGGGTAGATGATGCGTTGGTTCATTGAAGCGCCCCTTAGCGGAATACTGCGACGTTGACGTTATCGCTATCTCGCGCAACGCCGTCTTCGAAGTGCCTGACTTCAATAGAAGTTGTCAGATAGTTAATAGGGAACGTGTCTGAGCCATTATTTGAAACACTGGGCCGCATATCGACGAAAGCCGCGTAATTTGTATCTGTTAGGGAAGTTGTGAAATTGCACTGGTATATACCAACGCCCAAATCTGTAATGCTTGAAACATTTCCAGATGCACGGATCGCTACAGTGCCAATCCCACTGAAATGGACCCAAGCCCGGCAGCCGTAAGCTGTGGCGGCGGAGCCGTAGCCGCTGTTAAACAGGAAGTTGCCAGAGGCGTCGAACTCGCCGACCTGCACGCCGCCTTCGGCAAAGCCGATGCGGTCAGCGCCGGGGAAGTAAATGCCAGTGTTGGTGTCTCCAGTGGCCGTAATCGACGGCAAAGAGGCGGTGCCCAGAGTGTACTCAACCTGACCACTCGCGTTGATCCGCATGACCTCCGTGCCGCCTTCGGCAAAGGCGATGGTGTCAGCCGCAGGGAAGAACACCCCGGTGTTGGTGTCGGTGCCCTGGAGGGCGGGCGTTGCGGCAGAGCCGTCCGTGCCCGAGATGCCGGTGCTTCCGGAAATGATTACGGGCATTATCGAGCCTCCACAGCGTCAAGCTGTTCCTGCGTGGGGCGAGGCAGCATCGGGTGGTTCCAAGCGGCGATGTAGTCGCCCCGGCCATCGCTGTCGTTCTGAAGGCGGATGACGGTCAGGAAGTCCTGCGTCGTCAGCGTGGGGTAGATCGCCATGATGCGGTCGTAGAGGGTCATCATGCTGCCCTCACTAGACAACCAGAAAACTGAATAATACTGGTAACGCCTCCAGCAGAACTAAATGTTGGAGTCCCGGAGGTTGTGTCACCATATCCGTATAGTTCAACATAATCGGACGTACCATTTAGGTACACCAAAGATGAAACAGAACTTACAGTACCAGAAGAACCAACAATTGCAAACGAACCATAACAGTACAAAGAGCCATTTTTATAAATGGCGCTAACTCCGGCCGCCAAACTTCCAGTTATATAAAGAGTTCCGTTAATTTGATAATAGCCCGCAACATTAGGGGTAAATCGGTAGTTTGTCACGTTGTCAAAGCAGGATGCCGTATCAAAGTTTTCAAGATTTAGCTGAACCTTTGTGAAAACTGCATCTGAAATCCCAGTCTGATCACTGGAGCGATACGCACTAAACGCAGGTCCGTTGCCCGCCACGCCGGCCGCCAGCATCCCCTGCGTCACAGCAGCCGTGCTGCCCGTCGTGACCATGGTGCCAGCGTTGGAAGGAATGATAAGCGAAGTGGCAGTTGCGGTCGCGGGGACATCCAGCGTGACGGAGCCGCCGCCGGAGCTATTGAGCTTCACGGGCATCTAAGTTAGTCTTTCCAGCCGCTGCCCGGCCGAAGAATCTGGGAAGCCATTTCCACCTATCCTAGATCAGCGGAAAAGTATAACATATGCGGGCAGGACAATCAAGGTAGCCCAGGCTAGCCGGGCCTTTCGGATCAGAGAGTTACTCGTCTGGGTCAGCTTCTGGAACATCATCGTCTCCAAAGACAGCATCGAACGCGGTGTCGACCATGCCCTTGATCAGGCTCCTAGAGAAAGGTATGGATGTCATGCCAAAGGACGTGTCGTCTTCCCAAGCAATGAGAACGGCGCGGGGCGACTTGGCTAAGACGCGCGAGATGGCTTCTAGAAGCCGCCTGTCGATGTCGGTAGCCTCTAGGAAGTCCTGAATAGCTGAATCCCGGTCGACAGCCACGGCGCAGCTTACTCCTCTAGTTCGTCGAGGAATCCTTCGAGGGGGTCGGCTTCGTCGTCTTCTTCGTCTTCGGCTTCGGCGGCCTCCATGATCTCCACGATCAGGTCCTTGGCAGCAGCCTTAGCGTCCTCGATGTGGGCTATTTCGAACTCTTCGAGGTAGTCCGGCTCGTCATCATCGGATGCCACCGTGAAAACAAAGACGCCGTCGTCGTATTGCACCGTAAACTGCATGGAATCGTCCCAAAAGCTGGAGGCCGATAGGAATACTACCCTACCGGCCCCCATAAGTCAAGCGTCTAGCGTGCGATTGGCTACTGCCCTGAGAACATTTGCCTTTTGCTCTTCAGAATAGGATCGCCAGCTAGCAATTTCTTCAAGACTACGCCTGCAACCAGTGCAAAAGTGACCAGCAGGGGTAGCAAAAGCACTACATTCTCCACAACACGGGCTCCTTACCTTAGCGGATGGGGCAGGCGCCGGTCGCGCACTCGCTTCCGGTGTCAATTTCGAACTCCTGCTCGTCCGTTTCGTCCCCTTCGGACCCCTGCGGAGCCCCTTCCAACGGCTTTAGCGTGTCCGCGTAGGCCCGGAAGGTCTCTTCGTCCACCACTTCCTGCGGCAAATACAGGTAGCCGAGGTCCTTGGCGGTCTTGGTAGGGTCAGTCCGGTACAGAAAGCTGACGCCGACGTAGTTATCCCAGTTCTTATGCAGCCATTCCGCCGAAGCATCCGCCTCTTCAGGGCTGTAGCTGATGGTGACCGAGCAGTTATGGTCCACGTAGTTGTCCATCAGCAGCTTGTAGCGGTCCAACTGGGTGACGGCAGGCTCCAGATTCACGAACTTGCCATCGACTTCGTCGAACTTGACGTTCTCATAGGCCACTGGGAACGTGACCAGAACGGCATCCGGGCTGGACGGGTCTTGGAAGACGCGATAGTTGGCGGCGATCAGCTTCTCGACGTAGGGATCATGCTTGCTGAAGCGGACATTGTTGAAGATAAACTTGCCCAGCGGCTTATGCACACCCTCCGTAGTGTCCATGATCTTGGACAGGGTGCCCGACGGCTTGACCGTAGTGACCGCCTTGGGACGAGGAAGGCCCAGTTCGTCAGCCATATCGAACGCCGCAGAGCGTGCAGCATGTCGCAGTTCCGTCCAAGCGAGCGCGTCGTCAGCCCGATCCCACTCGGCCACGCCAGTCACGCCTACACCGCACAGGCGCAGGAACTCGTTGTTCTCGTGCCAAGCCCGCTGAAGCACGCCGTCCACCAGATTGACGCAGGTCTGGCGGTAGTTGGCGCGAGCCAGAAGCTGCACAGTGCGCCACAACTTACGGAGGTTCTTGCCGTTGAAGTGGCTCAGATTGATTTCAACAAGGTTACAAAAGCCCTTGTTGGGCAGCAGGATTTCGGCGCAGGGATTCACGCCCGAAATCCACGGGGCGCGGCGCTTGCCTTCCACCATGTTGATGAAGCCTGGCTCAGAGCCGCCAGCTTCCTGCATCAGGTCGAACAGGTGGGTGATGTCGGCCTGAGTGGGGCGCGACTTGAACATCACCGAGTTGTTGGACTGCTGCCGGTGGAAGTTGTTGTGGACCCAGAAGTCCTTCTTTGCCTTAGCAAACTCCACCCACTCTGGATCGCCATGCGGAACCAGTGCGATTTCCGCCGAGCGACGTGAGGAGAGGGTCGTGCCGAGGTGATTGAGAACATCGAGGATGTCAATACGGCTGAGAAGCTGGCCTGCCCGCGCATTGAGGATTTGTGCAAGTCGCTCAAGTGCCGGTGCAAAAGTCTCGTCGCCGCTCGAAATCCACCCGTACCCGGCAAGACGCTCGCCGGCCGGACGAATTTGGCTGAAGTCAAGTCGAAGCACATCAGCCTTCCGCTTGCCAGCCAGCACCTTACCCACCGACTTGGCCCAGGCTTCGGCGCTGTCACCAATACCAATAGTCCAGACGGTCTTACCGTGTTCCTGCGTATACGTCTCGACATTGGTTTCGCGGCCCTTCTTCTGCTCAAGCTGGGCCCGCTGGCTACGGACAAGCTCGATTTCCATGGGCGACGTGAAGCCGTTCAGGGTACCGACGACCGGCTCGAAGCCGACGCCGCAGCCCTGAAGAAGCAGCCAGAACGCATCGACGACGTCGTGGACGGTTTCGATCTTGGTGAAGGCGCAGTTGAACATCGAGGCTTCGCGCTTCTTGGCGACGGACGTACCGCCCAGCCACAGCGTGCGGCCGGACACCGATGCCGAGCGGTTCAGCAGGACTTCGCGCAGTTCCTCCAGTTCGTTCTCCTGTGCGGAGGTCAGCGGTTTGTCGCCAAGGGCACGCTGCCACAGCCAACGCTGGTGGCTAACGACGCGACCCACAATGTCTTCCCACGACTCGAAGCCGCCAGCCGGCAGCGGCCGGGCATAGGTGCGACGGATAATGGTTGCGGCACGCGCGGACGGCGTACGCATTTCGGGTGAATTGCGCATAAAGGCTCCAGATAGGGTGAAAGATGACTACTATACCAGAGGGCGACCCAGATTGCTAGTCCGTCTCGCCCGGGAAGATTACCTTGGCAGCATCAAGAAGCTCGCCTCGCCGCTGCGATCTAGCCCCCAATTCGGAGGCCAGAAGACGCAGCGTGAACGCGATGCCTTCGGGGGTATAGCCCTTCCGGCGCAGCATG